CTGTTGGAAGAGCCCCTTCAGTGAATCGACGATGAGCGCTTGCATCTTCGGCGTAAGCACGAGATGCCGCTGTTCGTCCTGCGGCGCCGCGTTGTTGTCGAGCATCACGCCCGCCAGCAGGTAGACGAGCAGCTGGGTCACCGGCGCGATCGGCGTGATGGGGGTGGGCAGGTCGCCCGTGCTGACCGTGCTGAAGACCTGCTTGTAGAGTTGCAGGCCGTTGTAGTCCATCTTGTTGGCGAGCGCCGCGACGGCCGGCTGAATGAACCGATCGCCGAAGTCGTCAATCGACAGCTTCAGGTCCGCACTGGAGAACTGGAAGTCCACGTGGTCCTGCGTGGTGAGCGCCACGGGAACCTGCGTCTCGGTCGCGTCCTGAAGCGCGAGCGCCTGGCCCGTCGAGACGATGTAGCGGACCGGCTTCCTCGCGTTGACGACGTAGCCGATCTTCGCGCCCTCGATCGCGAACTTGTCGTCGTACTGCCGATTGATGCGCTTGGTAAACGCGAGATTGTTTTCGAGGATGCGCAGGGCTTCCCGCGTAATCATCGAAATGGTCAGGAGCGTGTTGTCGGCGTAGAGCACGCCGGTCGGATGCGCCGCGAGATCGGCGCGCAGGACCAGCCAGACTGCGGCGGTGACCGCCACAGAGACGGCCCAGCAGAACGTCTCGTTCTGCAGCAGCCGACGTAGACCCTTCCTCATGGGAGCCCTCAATCACGTGTGAAAGGGCGCCCGACAGCCGTCTCAATTCCGCGTGAGTGCTACGCGCCGCGGCGTTCGCGAATTTGGCGTTCGCGCGCGCGCTTGTAGTCCTGGAACTCCGCTTCGTCGAGCGACACCGTCGTGGTCGCCGTGGGCCCCGCGCTGACCGGCGTGATGGGCGTGGGAGCTTTGGTTTCTGGAGCCGCGACCAGTACTGGGCCGGTCTTTTTGGGTGCAGTACTGGCGTGGAGGCGTTCCTCTAAGCGCGCAAGGTGGATGAGTTGCTGTTGCGGCGCCTTGACGGCCACCGCTTTCAGTTCATCCGGATGTTTCAGGAGGTAGTAGGTGAGCGCTGGTCCATCCTCTGCGTCGAAGACGGTGTAGCCGTCGATGACTTTCAGAGCCTGGGGTCCGAGCGCCGCTAGCGATTCCTGAACAGCGTCCTTGGCGTCGTCGAACGCCGCATCGAAATCAGCGTGGGTCTTTTTGAACGTCTCTAGATTCGCGTTGTACTGCGTGAGACGTTCATTGACCACACGAGACGCCGACTCCTGCTCGATGCGGGCACGGTCGGCGGTACGAGCGTCTTCAATCGTCTGTTTCGCGACACGCGCGGCTTCCTCAGCGGTCCACTTCGCGTGCGCACTGAGATAATCCTCGTAGGTCGCAAAGACGGCGGTCCCCTTCTCGTCGAGCGCGTCGAGCTTCGGCTCGGGCTTCGCGTCGGTGGCGGGGGTGGCCGGGGGCGTGGCCGCGGGCGGCGTCGGCAGCTTCGCTTGCGTCTCGGCGGCTTGCTGCCGGAGCGTCGCAAGGCGCACCTCTTCCGCTTCGACGTCGCGACGCGTGGCGTTTTTCCGCCAGGTCAGCTCGTCGATTTCCTTCTGAATTTTTTCCTGGCGGGTCTTCTTCGGCTTGGCCGCCGCGTCCTCGACGGGCGGCTCCTCGACCGGCGGGGTCTCGGCGGGCGGCTCCTCCACCGGCGCCGCGGGCGGCGGCGCGGGGGTCTTCGACGGTTCGCTCGGCGCAGGCGTCTGCGCGACGGGCGTCTCAGCCGGCTTCTCGACCGGTTTCCCGGTGAGCGCGGCCTGGACGTCTTCGAGCGAGTCCGTCGTCGAAACGAGCGTGATGGTGTCGTCCGCCATGCCTACAAAATTTCCCTGGCACGAAAAGGAAAGGGCGCCGTCGTCAGTCCGCGCTGTCGCGGTCCAACGAGGCGCCCTGTCCTCGTGCCCCTGTGTCTCACGCAGCTCGCGGGCGGCGAGCGGTTCGGATGCCTCCTAGCGTGATGACGTACTGGTGTTCAGATCGTCTGTGTTGCTCTCCGATTTACATCTTCGGTTTCGGCGGATGCAAATAGGGCCCGAGGTTCTTTGCCGGATGCGGCCGGTGCGGTTCCACGAGCTGACTAATCCGTGACGGCCGCGCGAAGTTCGGCACGCGCGGCGCGCGCACCTGCCGTGGAGGGGCCGACAGCTTGACCGCCGGCGCCGCCGAGGCCTTCGGAATGCCCACCGCTTTCGCCGCCGCGACCTTCGGAATCCCCGCGGCTTTGGGCAGCCTCATGCTTTCCTCCGCCCCGAGCGCCGCGCCGTCGAGAGCGCGATCGCCACGGCCTGCTTCTGCGGCTTGCCGGCGGCCATCTCCGTCTTGATGTTCTGACTGATGGTCTTCCGACCCGTCCCCTTTTTCAGCGGCATGTCTCTGCTCCCGGCATTGTGCGAAGGGCGTCCGGCGTTTTCAAATTGGGTCAGGGTTTTTGCGCATTCGGCAATTTCACGCGGCCGGGCGTGGCCGGCGCGGGCTTCGGCTTCGCCTTCGCCTGCATGATGGCGGTCTCCTCCTGGCTCATGCTCGACGGCGTCAACCCCGCCTGCTGCTCAATCTGCCGGCGCACATCCGGCGGCGCGTCCTTGTAGTTGAGCGTCTCAGTCACCGGCCGGAGCTGATGCGCCATCGCTTTGGGCTCCGGCGGCAGCTCGGGCGGCGTGAGCGCGGCGTCGTTGACCTGCATCTGCCGTTCGTGGAGATGCTGATGGGCGGCGGCCAGCGCCTGCACGCGCGCGTCGAGCAGCTTGAGCTGCGCTTCGCCCTGCGTCTTGGCCTGCACCTTCTGCATCTCCATCTGCTGCTTCATCCCGGCCAGCCGCTCGTTCGACTGCAGTTCCATCTGGCGAATCTGCGCCTGGCCCTGCTGCTCGACCTGCTTGGTGTCAATCTTTTGCTGCAGCTGCTGAATCACTTGCTGCGCCTGCTGCAGCGCCTGTTTCATTTGCCCGATCTGCTGTTGGGCCTGCGGCGGAATCGGCGAGTTCTGGTCACGGGCTTCCGGCGGCACGAGGTACTTGAAGCGCTCGGACAGCTCGCGCGCGCCCGGCCAATCCATGTTCTTCGTGATGACATCGAGCGCGTAGGGCGCGGCCATCGGGAAGCTCTGAATCAGCGACGTCATCGCGCTGACCGCTTCCTCGCGGCGCGACTGGAACGACGGCGTCACCGACACCGACACGTCGTAGCGGCCGACGCTCAGATCGAAGACTTTCCCGACGGCTTGATAGAGCGGATTCTGCTGCGCCTCGTCCAGCGCTTGCTGCGCCGCCTGGGGATTGCCCGCGTGCACGAGGACATCGCGTTCGTTGTCATCGAGCCCAATCACGCGGACGATGCGCGGCTGGTCGTAGTAGACCGGAATCCATTCGAGCAAAATCCGCCCGATCTGTTCGATCGCCATCGCCTGGTGCTGCAGGAAATGCGACGTCCCCTGCTCGCCCTGCGCTTGGCGGGCGAGAATCGCCTTGCCCGACTGCTCGCGACTCCGCTCCTGCGACGCATCGAACATCCCGATGACCGACTTCAGATCGGTGTCGGCTTGCTGCGTCGCTTGAATAATCGGGAGGACGTTGGGGTCGAACGGATTGCGGGCGGGCGCCGGGACCAGGTTGCCGTTGATGTCGATCGGGTCGTATTCGAGGAACGGGAAGTTGCGACGATTCGCGACGAGCCACTGTTCCTTCGTTGTTTCGAACTGCCCGACCGCGCCGATGACCGGGGCCCGAGGCGCGAGCGCAATCATCTCGGTTTCGGCACTGACCCAGAAGTTGTAGGTCCGTTGCGGGTCCTTCGCATCTCTGACCATCCCGCGCAGATTGCGCCGCCCATTCACCATGAGCTTCTCGCCCTGCATCGGGACGAGCGGGATGTAGGAGCCGGGCAAGTCTTTCCCGGCGGTGAGATCCAGATTGCCTTCGAGGATGTCGACGCCGTTGATGACGGCCCACTTCAGCTGCCGTTTGACGGTCGGGCGCTTGCGGAGGACAGTAATGCGCGGCGGTTCGCCGTTGGGCCCCGGATCGGTGTCGGCTTTCTTGATGAAATCGCTGTAGGTGGTGAGCTTGAGCGGGGGCCCCTCGCCCGGGAGCTGCACGAGGAACTCCGCGAGTTCCGCGGGCACCAGCTCGATGTAGTAGTACTCCGCCAGAATGACGCCGGTTTCATTCACCCAGTCTTCGGCTTCATCCCCGATGCTCGTCCAGTCGATGAGCGACGCGCGCTCGGCGTTGGGGTACGTGACCTTGTATTCGTGCCACGGCATCCGCGCGATCAGGAAGCCCCACAACGCATCGCGCCCATCAGGCAGGACACTCGCGATGTCGGGGTACACCGTGAAGGCGTCTTCCGGCGACTCAATGAGAATTTCCTGGTCGAAGGAATCCGGCGCGATGTAATCCGCGCGCACGCGGAGCCAGCCGCGGCCGAAGATGACCTGATGCTCACCGGCTTGCCCGTACGCCTGCGGCGCGCGCGACTGCCGCTCGATGCTCCGCGCAATCCCCTGGAACACTTCGGCCGTGTCGACGTCCGCGCCATCGCCGACCGGGTTGTAGGTAATCGCCGGGCGCTGTTGCCGGGCCTGATTGAGGACCTGCCGGCAGAACTGCGGCAGGCGATTGATGGTCAGACACGGCCGGCCGTCGAGCACGCGGTCTTGTTTGATGTTGGTCGGCCACTGCTCGGCGTTGTAGAAGCGGAGGTCGTCGAGCATGTCGCGGCGGAGTTCCGCTTCGTACTCCGCGCTCTGTCGCCAGCGCTTGCGCGCCGTCGCCAGAAACGTCTCGATGGCTTCCCGCTTCGATTTCGCGGAGGTGGTATCGGCCTCGTCGGAGGAGGCTTGATCGAGGATGCCAGACCGACCGGTGGCGAGCGTGAGCCCGACGGCGCCCGGCTGGACGTCTTCGGGGTCTTGGACGTTGACCGTCCGCGGGCTACGACGCTTGGCCATGCCCACGGGCCGCGGCCTGACAGACGCGGTCGAAGATGTGGCGATAATCCGCGTAGACAAACGCGTGGCCGTCGTAAATCTGCCGGGAGACGGTCACGAAGCGATCGAAGCCGTCCGAGGCGATCGCGATGAGCACGTCGGTGGGCTGCGCCATCAGCACGAGCGCGGCCAGGTCCGACCAGTCCTCACGACTCACCGACCCGTGCTGAATCCGCGTGAAGAGCTGCCGCGCTTCATAGAGTTCGCGCTCCTCTAACATCACGACGCTCCCGTGACATCGAAGGGCACAAACTTCGCCAGGAGGGCGGCGACCTGGGTGCGCGTCTCGCCTGCGGGAAGGCCGGCCAGCAGGGTGCGGAGATGGTCGGCATCGCGGATGTACTTCGAGAGCGCGTAAATCTCGTCCAGGTCGGCTTTGACGCGCGCGACCTCACGCGCCTCGGCGTGGCGGCGCCGTGCCGCTTTCTGCCTGACCGCTACTCCCACGATGCCAGGCAGAATGCCGCGCGGATCGACGCGGGAGAAATCGGCCGTTACTGGCCGGCTGGGCCGAGTCCGGGCGGTCCGGGCGGCGGCATCGCTGGCATCGCGCGCGGCGGGATCGGCGGCGGCGCCGGCGCCGTGTCGCCCTCGTCCGGGCCGGTGTCGTCCGGCGCAGGTGGCGGCGCGGCCGGCTTCACGCCCATCTGCGTGAGGAGCCCGGTAATGTGGTCGACGGCGGCGGCGCCGTCTTTCGCTGAGAACGGATTCTCTTTGGTCTTGCCGAGCATCGGGAAGCCCGCCCCGGCGCGCCGGCCCGGCGGGGGCTTCGCCTTGTAGGTCTCCGAGACGACCACGCCGCCGTTGTCGCCCTTGCGGACACTGAAGTCCATCAACTCATGCGACGTCGACGCCGCCTTGCTCCCGCGCGCCACCGCGCCGACCACGCCGCTGTCGGCGTCATCGGGCCCCATCGGCGCCGCATCAAAGACCGCCATGCTGACCTCCCGTCACTTTGTAGCCCACGACCTCGCCTGTGGCTATCACCTGTCGGAACGGCTCAGGCGTCCGACGCGGTGCGCCAATGGGTGACCTGGCCGGTGGCCAGTTCGTAGCGCTTCTTGGCGAGCGCGTGGACCTCGTCGGCATCGAACACGCGCCACCGTCCCAGCCGTCGGCACCGGAGCTGCCCGGTATTTTCGAGATACCGGACGTGGTTCGTGGAGAGCTTCAAAATCTTCGCGGCCTCGCCGCACAGAATCTCCATAGGCATCCTCCGCTTACATCGGGGCAATGCGAAACTGCGCGTGCGGCTGGATGCGTTGGAGCTGGGCCAGCACGCGCTCGGCCTCTTCACGCTCGACGTACTGATAGCGCTTGCCCCACCCGCGCAGCGCCAACCACTCGGGCTGCGGCTCGGCATCCCCGGTGCGCGTCTCGATGCGCCACGCGGGACGGCCGATCGCGGAGGGCGTCGATCGCTTCATCCCCTCTTCCGCTGCGCGTGTGCCCGTTCCGCGCGATAGTCACGCGGCGGTCGGGTGGCGGCGTACCGGATCCAGCGCGACCGCGCGGCACACGTGTCCGAACAAAACACGCGCTTGCCGTCCCGAAAGAACTCGCGCCCGCACTGCGGACACCGACGAATCGTCGCCCCGTGTGGCCACATGGCTATCCGCCCATCCAGTTCAGATTCACGCCGTCGCGTTCGAACGGGATGACCTTCGCGCCGGTGTCGCCGAGTGGGCCGGGCTTGCGCTTCATGCGCACCATGCCGGAGCGCGCCATGTAGCGCGTCGCGTCCATCAAGTGGTCGTGACTCTTCACGACGCGTCCACGATGGTCGCGGCGATACATCCGGAATTCTTCGAACCACGCCTGACAGCTGGCGAACACCTTCAGGCGTCCCGTCACCATCAAGTCCCACAGGTCCGCGATGCCCGACTCCACCGCCTTGTCCGGCAAGTAGAGATTGAGTCCGAGCCGACGATAGAGATAGACGAGTTGTTCAGCGTCGTGCTCCGTCATGATGAGCGCCGCCGCGTCCCCGACGCCGGGCCACAACCAGCCGGTCGGGCGCATCATGCGTTCCTTGATCGCCGCCGCATGGAGACTCGGCTCGGTCGTCGCGCGCTTGTAGACACTCGTCACATACAACACGCGGTCGTCAGGATTGAGCGCGCAGAAAATCGCCGCCGTCGGTTTCGCGCCGCCGCCGCAGTCCATCGCGAACCCGCGCCACCAATGCTCGGGAATGGCGAAATCTTTCTCGCGCAACTCCGCTTCATCCATCGGGTACACGGCGCCGGCGCCGAGTTGCGGGACGCCTTTCGTGCGGGCCGCGCGCTGATACGGGAGCATCGAGGCCCACTGCTGCGCCTTCACCTTCGCGGTGAGATGCGGGGCATCGTCCCAGGTCGCGCCGATGATGAAGCGTGGTTGCACGCGCGCGTACGGATTGGTCTCCGTCTTGGTGACGACCGCGTCGGCCTGGACGTCGAACTCCTCCGCCACCGCCGCAGCGCCTTCGGCCGTCGCCGCCATCATCGTCGTCGCCGGGACGTCATGTTCCAAGTCCTCGGTGTCCGGCGTGAGCGCACTGGCGAAGTAGTGCCGCATGAACGGGGTCCAGCCACGCAAGGGCGTGAACGTGGCCATGACAATCCCGTCCGTCGTCATCGTCCGGAGCAACACCTCGCCGTAGATGTCGCCACTCCCGGCGGCGAGCGCTTCGAGGCGTTCGGCGGCGTCGGGCGGTTCCTCATCAATCCAGAACCCGTCGCAATCAAACCCCTGGAACACGCGGCGGCCCATGTCATAGCTGAGAAAGGAGAGCCGCGAGACGCCGCCCCCCACGTGCTGCACGTGCACGGTGTCGACGCAGTTGGTGATGCCGCCGCTCTTCCGGGTGACGTCGAGCACATCGCACGTCGGGAGCATCCCGGTCCACGCGTGCACCGGCACGCCTTCATGCGGACCCAGGAGCGACTTCTGCAGAATGTCGCGCGTCGTGAGCATCGTGTCGCCGGCGACGCGCCAATCGGTGGGACGGTCCCAGCGCTTCCCGTCCCACCACGAGGGATAGCGGCCGGTGAGATGACAGGTGACTTCGTACGCCGCCGTGTCGGTCTTGCCGATGCGGTTGGCCGCGATGAAGCCGCGCTCGGGATACACCGCGCCGGCGCGCAACCAGCGCAAGGCTTTCTGATAGAGCACGCGACACGTGGGCCCTTGGTCGGGCGCGAGCGCCACGTGATCGGCCGGGTCGAGCGAGCCCTTCACGCACGCCGGGAGACAGTCGTGGAAATACTTGGTGCGTTTCCACGTCTTGACCTGTGCCAGCTCCGCCTGAATCGCGGCGTTGCGCTTCAGCAGCAAGTCCGTAAAGGGATCGTCGAGCGGGTCACTCATGGTCGTCTTTGCGCTCGCGCCACCCGCGTTCGAGCCGCCACCGCCGAATCGCGTCGTAGCCAATCGTGCCGACCACGACGACGACGGCCGCCACGGCGAGAATCGCGATGACGTCGTCGGTCGTCATCGCCATCGCGGATCGTGCGGCGGCGCCGGCCACCGCTCCGCCGCCTCTGCTTTCGAGATGTAGCCTTGCAGCTCCGGCTCTGTCACGCCGACGACCGTCTTGCGATACGCGAGTATCTTCCGGCCGCGGTCGACGAGCAGTCGGTACTCCTGGTCGCTCAAATGCTTCATGACGGCCGTCGGGTCCGACGGGTTGCCCCACATCACGGTCGTCCGCTGATCGGAGCCGCGCTGATAGCCGACAAGGAACGGGCCGCCGAGCCCCGCGATGAGACACTCGACCTCGTCACGCTCCGCCGCGAGCACTGTCGTCGGGGGGAGGAAGATGGTCTTCGCGCCGGGGACCCACAGCAGGCGCTCGGGGTCGAGCGCGTACGCCGCGACCGCTGCCGCCGTGAGTCCGAGAAAACCGCGTCGTGAAAGAGCCATCGGTCACCCGTAGGAAATCGTCTGCACATCCACAATCGTCGGGTCGGCCACCCACTCTGCGCCGTGGAGAATCGTCAACCGACCGTCGCGGTCCCGCCGAAACTGCTGCGCACGTCCGGTACTTTCACGCGTCCGCGGGTCGACTTCCGGCACGTACGCGTCTCCCTTGCGAATCACGACCGGGTGACTCGCGCGCGCCACCCGCGCCTGACGCGCCGCGCGTATCTGCGCCATGAGCGGGGGCGTATAGGTCACGTGCATCGCAGCCACCGGTCCTCGTACTGCCGATTGACGACGCGCGCGAACTGCAGATTGTTTTCCAGCACTCGCAGCGCTTCGCGCGTGATGATGTCGATGGTCAGGAATCCCGGCGGCCCCAGCGCGCCGAGCGGTCCTGGCGGGCAGCCACGGACGCCCTCGATGCTCGGGAGGAAGAACGTCTTCGCGCCCGGCACCCACAACAGCCGTTCCGGGTCCAGCGCGTACCCGGCCGCGAGCGTCCCGAGCGCCGCGAGGAAGCCGCGCCGCTGCATCTCAGGCCAACAGCAACCCGAGCGTCACGACCGCAAACGCAATGCGCGTCAGCTTCGTTGAGAGATCCGGCGTGAGATACGCCGCCACCGCGAAGAGCACGAACGCCAACGTCAGCAGAATCAATCGCCACGGTGCCGTCATGACGCCTCCAGTCCTCACGAGTCCTCGTGACCAAGTTTGGCCGCCAAACTTGCGCCCTACTTCCCGCAGTGTCCGCAGACCGGCTTGTCCCGCTTGGCTTTCCCGCACCGACACGTCTCCGCGTGCTCACACCCGAACACGTGCACGTTTCCGCTGCACCAGCTCGGCGGCGTCGTGTAGTAGTAGACCTGTTGCTGATACGGCCACTCGTACTGATACGGCGGCCAGATCGTCACCGACCCGAGCGTGTTCGAGTTCAGGTTCCCCGCATACGTCGTGCCGCCACTCGTTTGCATCATCGTCGTCAGCTCGTTCTGGTCATTCGGCACATGTCCTCCTCTTCCCGCTCCCACCGCCGCCACTGGTCCAGCCACCGCGCCATCACCCACCGACACACCGCGCAGAGGTCCGGGTGCCACGTCGCCGTCCGACACCCCGGACACCGATGCGGAAACGCCGCGAACACGTCCGCCTTCTCCGGCGTCACGCCTTCTCCGCTTTTGGTTCCACGTGAAACGCGCGAAACCCCGTCAGCACCCGCCGCCGCGTCAGTCCGCCCGGGCCCACATACATCGCGCGCGACGCGTGCGCCGCCGTCACCCGGCCCGCCCGGAGGACCCGTTCCCGCGCCGCCGCGATCTGCGTTCCAGGTTTCACCTGGGCCATATATGCACGCCCACCCCGCCGGGGGCCTCATCCCGCGGTCTCCGCCCGTGAGCACGTGAGCCTTTTCCGAACAAATCCGCGATATGCACGTGTTGCATAACCGCAAAACTCCCGTCCGTACCGCAAGCGGCCGGCCGCGCGGGGGACCCGTTCGCCGTGTGCGAGAGACCTCGTTCGGCGATGACTGGGGCCCCGGTGACCGGGATGCGGGCGGGCGGCGTTCGGGAGAGCGACGGGGCTCTCTTCGCGTGCAGGCGGGGGGGGTGTCTTTCCCCGGGCCCGTCCCGCCGCCGCGCCGCGCGACGGGTGACACCAGCCGCCGCGCCACCGGCCGGCGCATCGTCACGGCGTCCGCCTCGGCCCGCGGCGCGCGGTGCATCTGTGCGGATTATGTTGACCGACGATGAGCGCGAAGAACTCTCGCCCATGTCGTGTTAAGCTGTTGACCCGTCAGGAGATTCCTTATCGTCCTCCGGCTCAGGCTCTTGGACAACATAACCGCTCTTATCAGAACCAGCCTCTTTTGTTAGGGATTCTCCACTTACTTCGGGTAAGTCGGGGCTGTCCCCAACCTGTTGGGGCGTCAGGGCTTTGACGCGTGCCTCGGCCAGGGCCAGGGCGCGGTCAACCATGGCCTGTGACTCCATCGCGAGCTGTTCCAGCTCGCTGACATCCAGCACGCTGAAGGCGCGTCGCTCTTCGACCAGGCGGGCCGTAGCATCGATGTCGATGCGCGCGGCGATGTCGATGCGCTGTTGCGGGCGACCGAGATGGTACGACCAAATCAACGCCTCAATGGTTGGGTGCACCTTCCGCAGCCGAAAGTCATGACGGAGCTTCGTCTGGTACTTCAGATCGCTCACGAGTTGATCGACCAGGATGCGCGCCTCGACCGTCACGCGGTTAGGCGTGCCCATCTGCCGGCCTGAACCCGCGATGCGTTCACCCGGTTTCGGTGGCGTGAGCTGATAGCGCGGCACGTTCGAAGCCTCTGAAGTTGTGCGCGACAATGCGCAACCGGCCAACCCAAAAATTACGCGCAGGTGTGGCAGGCTGCAAATCGGGCGCGCGGTCGCCGTGGTCGTCGTCGCGCAGCTCGACGCGCGGCGCCGGCTCGACGGGCGCGGCGTCTGTTGCGGGCGCGTCGGTCCCGTTGCGGAGGGGCAAAACGGGGGGAGGGCTAGGTAAGGGGGCTGGGCGTGTGATGCGTCTGAGGGGCGCTGGTGCGGTCGGATTAGGGCTCAGAGGGCGGCGAGATGGGTATAGAGGGCTTCGAGGCGGAGGGCGGAGCGCACACGGACGCGGCGATGGGAGAGGCTGAGTTGTTGGGCGCGATGGCCTAAGCGGATGGCGAGCGCGCGACGGCTGAAGCCTTCGCGCAAGAGGGAATCCACGAAGCGCCAGGTACGCGTTCCGGTGACGGCGCAGCCACGCGCCAAGCTCGCGGCGGTGGCGATAATGCGCGCGGCGATGCGGGCTTTGATGGTCGTGACGCGGCCGGCGCGAATGCGGCGGATGGTGGAGACAGCCACGCCGGCGAGCTGGGCCGCGCGACGATACCCGACGCCGAGCGCAGCGAGCTGGACGAGGTGGGCACGCGCGGGGCCAGCGTCCACGCGCCCAGGGGGCGCCGAACGGCGCCGCGCGGTGTCGGCGGCGTTCGCGGCGCGGCACGCCACGCAGTGGCAGCCGTGCCGGTAACACGAGCGGGAGCCGTGAACCATGTTGCGTACAGTCAACAGCCGCGACGGATGCGCAAATCTTACGCTTCCGACGCGGCTAATACAAGTGAAGAAAAGGGGTTACGGGTGATTCGGATGGGTCATGTTGTGGACGAGATCGCCC